CGGGGATGCTGCCGCAGACGCCTTCTCGTTACGGGATGCAGGATCGCCTGACTAACCTCTCTATAGGTATGGGTCGTGGGCTGACCGACCAACTAGAAGGCACTAAGCAATTAGTAACGCAGCCGGTAGCCACTGCCCAAGCGTTAATTGAGGCAGCCCGCCAGATGGGCACCGATCCTCGCATCATCCTAGAGATGCTCCGTGCTGCTAGGCAGAAAGCCATGTCCGGTGCGCTCGGCCTTGGTGAACTGATTGGCGGTAACGTGCCGCTAGGCGTGCGTGGCGCGCCTGCTCCGATGATGGGAATTAGTAAGTTTCCGCGTGTCGATGAAATTGAAAAGTTTTCTGTGGGACCAGCAAACTTTAAGCCCCGCGTTATTGCCGAAAACAAACCGTTGTTTAGAGAGACTTCTTCCGTCAACGTAAACGATTTTTTGCAAAACGATAGGCAGTTTGATTATCGAGGCGGGTTTGTGACGGACGACCCAACTTTGGCAATCGGCCAAGGATCAAACAAAGGCGTCCTTGTTCAATTTAGACCCAACTCCGTCAGCGGAGAGGTTCACACCAAACCGGGTACGGGCGTTATCGGCGGTTTTGAGTACCAAGCCGATGTGCTTGCGCCTATGGCAGTTGAACGCGTGACGTTTAAAAATCCAAAAAAAGATTTTAAAAACCTAGCGTTTAGAACTAAACAAAACCTGTCTCAAAACTTTACCAAAGTGCAAAACGAAGATGGTTCCATCACGTTTATTCGTAAGATAGAAGATTGATGCAACAGCCGATTTATAGCCCCGAAGAAGAAGAGTTGCTGATGAGCAAACTCTGGTCGCCCGTCATTAAGGACGACCCAGAGGCCTTCGTGCTGCTCGCTTTCCCTTGGGGCCAGAAAGGCACACCGCTCGAACACTTCAAGGGTCCGCGTAAGTGGCAACGGGAAATCCTGCGCGACATCGCCGCCCACGTAGCGAAGAACAAGACTGCGACATCCTACGAAGTCCTGCGTATGGCTACGGCTTCAGGTCGCGGTATCGGTAAGTCTGCGCTCGTGTCTTGGCTCATCCTTTGGATGCTCAGTACCCGCATAGGCTCAACGACCATTGTGTCGGCTAACTCGGAAGCGCAGTTACGCTCGATCACATGGGCAGAAATTACTAAGTGGGCAGCCCTGCTGATCAACTCGCATTGGTTTGAGATTAGCGCCACCCGCGTGATGCCTGCTAAGTGGCTCGCCGAACTGGTTGAACGTGACCTTAAAAAAGGTACCCGCTACTGGTCGGTCGAAGGTCGCCTGTGGTCCGAAGAGAACCCCGACTCGTATGCCGGTGTCCACAACTTCGATGGCGTTATGGTGATCTTTGACGAAGCGAGCGGTATCCCTGACCCCATCTGGTCGGTGACGGCAGGCTTCTTTACGGAGAACACTCCGCACCGTTTCTGGCTGTCCTTTAGCAACCCCCGTCGTAACGAGGGCTACTTCTTCGAGGCGTTTCACTCTAAGCGTGCGTTTTGGAACACCCGCAACATTGACGCTCGCACCGTTGAAGAAACCGATAAGTCGGTGTATCAGCAAATCATCGACGAATACGGCATCGACTCACCGCAAGCCAAAGTAGAAGTCTATGGCGAGTTTCCTTCTGAGGGTGATGATCAGTTTATTCCTCCTAGTTTGGTGGATCAGGCTATTGCTCGCCCTGCTTATAAGGACGAAACCGCGCCGATAGTCATTGGCGTTGACCCTGCCCGATCTGGCGCTGACTCCACGGTGATTGCCGTGCGTAAGGGGCGTGACATCCTCGCTATCAAACGTTTTAAGGGCGAAGACACGATGGAGATTGTCGGTCGCGTGATTGATGCGATTGACGAGTACCAGCCTGCGCTCGTCGTGTTAGACGAAGGTGGATTAGGCTACGGCATCCTTGATCGCTTGAAAGAGCAGCGTTATAAGGTGGTTCGTGGCGTTAACTTCGGATGGAAGTCCAAGACCCCGGCTATGTGGCAGAACAAGCGTGCAGAGTTGTGGGGCGAAATGAAGTCGTGGCTGAAAGACGCTGCGCTGCCGAACGACCGGCAACTAAAAGCAGACCTCACAGGTCCAAAGCAGAAGATCAATTCCTCTGGTGCTATCCTGCTGGAGTCTAAGAAAGACATGAAATCGCGTGGCCTTGCCTCGCCTGACGCTGCTGACGCCATCGCCGTTACGTTTGCGTATCCAGTCGCTCACCGCGAATACCGCGAGCGTCCCCGCACGATTACCACTCACCGCGATAGCGGCATGATCAACACTTGGATGGGTGCCTAATGGCTAAGAAGTCTGTCAGCCTCTCAGTTGGTAGAGGAGAAAAGCAGTCCGTGTCAAGAGGGGCGGGATTGACCGCGAAAGGTCGTGCAAAATACAATCGTGCAACGGGGTCTAAATTGAAGGCTCCGGCGCCCAATCCGAAGACAAAAGCGGATGCAGGACGTAAAAAGTCGTTTTGCGCCCGTATGAAGGGTGTCGTTCGCAACGCCAAAGGGCCAGCCGAGCGAGCCAAAGCGTCACTTAGACGATGGAAGTGCTGAAATGGCTGCTAAAAAGGGACTATATGCGAACATTCATGCTAAACGCGCTCGAATCGCTGCGGGATCGGGCGAGAAGATGCGTAGACCGGGTTCTAAAGGCGCTCCAACGGATGCCGCTTTCACAAAATCCGCCCGAACTGCCCGAAAACCCGCTAAATCCTCCAAAAAAGGTTAAGAAACATGTACGGAAAGAAAAACCCCGGTCCAATCGGCGTGTCCCGAAGCGCAACAATCGGAGACATGATTGAAAACAGCCGGATGCAGAAGCCCCGGATGCCTGCTCCGCGTATGCCTAAGCGCGTAAACGACGAGATGATCCGCACGACGATTGATTTCCGACCGTCGCCAATGGGTCGTCGAGGAATGCGTTAATGCCTCTTGTAAAGTCTGCGTCTAAGGGCGCTTTTCGGAAGAATATCCGCGCCGAAGTGAAGGCAGGCAAGCCCGTAAAGCAAGCCGTTGCCATCGCGTATTCGGTCAAGCGCCGCGCTGCGGCTAAGGGTAAGAAGGGCAAGTAATGGCTAAAGACCCGACAGGGATGAAGGGCGCGGCTCAGGTGGCTAATACGCCCCAGAGTCGCCGTGGGCGCAGTACGGCGGATATTCTCGCCCAAGCGCGTACTCGGATGCAGTTGTCCCTGACGGCGTACAGCGAGTCACGCGACAGCGAACTCGATGACCTGCGCTTTATGGCGGGCAGCCCGGACAACCGCTGGCAGTGGCCGCAGGAAGTCTTAGCCACCCGTGGCGCAGTGCAGGGTCAGACGATTAACGCTCGTCCCTGCCTGACCATCAACAAACTGCCCCAGCACGTCCGGCAGGTCACGAACGACCAGCGCCAGAACCGTCCTGCGGGCAAGGTCATTCCGGTTGATGACAAGGCTGACGTTGAAGTTGCCGAGGTGTTTGACGGTATCGTCCGGCACATTGAATACATCTCGGATGCTGATGTTGCCTACGACACCGCCTGTGAGAATCAGGTCACGTATGGCGAAGGCTATATCCGCATCCTGACCGAGTATTGCGACCCGGATTCGTTTGACCAAGACATCCGTATCGCTCGCGTTCGTAACTCGTTCTCGGTATATATGGACCCGCACATTCAAGACCCGTGCGGAGCCGATGCAGAATGGTGTTTCATAACCGAGGACATGCCCCGTGAGGAGTTTGAGCGTCATTTTCCTGACGCCGAGCCAATCTCGTCGATCCAGCAGCGTGGTACTGGTGACGAGAATTTGGCGCAATGGATTACGGATGACTCCGTTCGGATCGCGGAATACTTCTACGCTTACTACGAAAAAGCGAAGTTAAACCTCTATCCGGGGAACCAAACGGCGTTTGCCGGGTCACCCGAAGCCAAGCAGTTGGAAATGATGGGCTTGCAGTCCGTCCGCAGCCGCGAAGTGGACATCCGCCGCATCAAGTGGATCAAGACCCACGGCTACGAAATTCTTGAAGAGCAAGACTGGCCGGGTAAGCATATTCCGGTCATCCGCGTTGTCGGTAACGAGTACGAAGTTGAAGGCCGCATCTACATCAGCTGCCTTGT